GCCCTAAGTGCAGCTAAGGTGAGTCTGGGAAGAGCTCATCTGTAGCCTTTAAAAGCTCCATCTGCCTCAGATAAATTTTAAATACTTTAGACTCATCAGAAACTCGTTCCGACGAGAAAAAGTCGTTTAATGACTTACCTTCATAAGACGGGATCACGGGTAGACTTCGCTCAGCTTCGTTAATGAGAAGAAGCAGAGCCTCCAGGCTCGGCTGTTCACAGAAACTTAGATAAGCGCGATCTTCCATGGTCAGCGATCTTTCAGAACTAACAAGATTAAGAATCCCATTATATTCCCTTCGCCACCACTCAATACGCTTCCGAGCGGTACACTGGAAAGACATGAATAGAGGAGATACGATATCTCCCCTTGCCTGCCTAAGCAGGAACATTTCAAATCCTTCCAGACGCTCGGAGCCTCTTTTGAGCTCCTCTTTTAACTTTCGTGCTTTCACAAGCAGGAGAGTTCTAAGATACTCGGATGGTCTCTTTGCTTCACAGCAAAGGGCCAGGTCCTTAAGAGGCTTATTCCACAAGAGTACCTTCCGCGACATAGTCGCCAGGTATTCCTCAATGGAAACTGTTGGTTTCAGGAGCGATACTTTATTGCTTCCTGGAGCGAACAGGGCCGATAAGACCCAATTCACCAGTGGATGGTTTTGACCACTCTGGAGATCTTTTCGGATCAACTCCCAAGTTGGGGGTCGAACGAATAACTTCAGAAGCGGTGCAACCCATCCATTTTTCCCAAGATCTATCCAACCTCTTCTCACAGCTCGAAGCGCTGATTCCATACGAGGATGCAATCCTCGTATGTTCAGTTCCTCACGTAGTGAGAGAGGAGAGATATTGACGTCCTTGAGATAAGTCTGGTTCGCGAAGTTCATCAGTTTGTCACTAATGAACGATTTCGAGAGACCAATCTTGATCCCAAGCGTGGTACAAATGAACAGGTATGCCTCCGCGACCTTAGCATCCGCTATCACTATATCGTCACCAAGTACAAGGTACCCAGTGAAAAGTGACCAACGTCGTAACGGTGATGTCTCCTCACGGAGAACCCCCGCTTTGAACGCTGCGAACCATACTAGTGCATGGTGCACCAGGGCCATTGAAGCCCATGAGGACAAAGCCCCCATAGGCTGTCCACAGGTATACTTCACGAACCCAGACTCATTGAGATGATTTATGTCTTCTAATGTTGGATTCTTCAATCCGACGTTAGGGTGTTCATGAAACATCTCTTTGGGTTTGAGAAACGGAAGTCCTACCAGTAACTCTAGCCATAAGGAGAGGATCTTACTAGGGAGCATAGGTTTAAAGAGCTCTTCATAAAGTCGCAACGGAATAAGATCCGTCGCTGACTTTAGGTCATAGGAGTAAAACTCCGAATATCCCCTCTTGGAGAATTCCAGTAGCTTTCCTTCTTGATCGAAGGTAGCGTCCTGAGGAATTAACTTCAGGATCTGGAACATCCAGAGGTGAAGAGGCTTTAAAACTAGCTGTGTCCAGTAATCCACAATTGCAATCACCCTAACCTTCCCGGCTGGTTCATAGAGGGCGTGAAGACGCCTTAGAACAGGTCGGGACCAAAGGTCCCCCCCGGAAGTCTTAAACTTCAAGAGGACGTCTTTGAATTCATTACAGATCCAAACTGAGTTCGGACCCATAAAGAGTTCGCGGACGTATCCCCACGGAGCTTTGAGAGTCCCGGGTATCGGGTTAATAAGGGAGTGCACTTGTGACACCCAGACAGAGGCGGCTTTTTCAAGCCACCCCTGAGTGATCTCCGCACCCGTAAGGGTCAGCCACTCGGAAACTAAGTTTCTAGGTTGGCATCGCCAGGCGAATGCGTCAGCACCCACACCCAACATTGCGGGCCCGCCATTCGGTCCAGACTTCGCGGTGAAAAGTATGTCGTATGACGTTGTCGTACGACGCTTCTCAACGGAGAGGTCTTTGGGATCCTTAATTGGCGACGTACCCCATAGTTTCCAAAGAACTGGGACAAAGTCCCGGAACTCGGAAAAGATGGAACACCTGGAGAAGTCCGGGTGAGGAGTCTGTATCGTAGATAACAGCGTGTCATCTACAATCCAGGATCCTTGCATCGCTTTATAAGAATTAAGTACGGATGCCCAAATATGGAACATTCGTACATTCCCAGATCGAATGGCTTGGCGAGCATATAAGGGGAGAAAGGAAGGTAATCCGTTCCGTAAAGATATACGGCGACCCAATTCCTGGGTTGTCGTCATCTTTTTACCTCCAACGTATGAGTTCAGGACAAAAAGTCCCAACTTCATATGAAGGATGACGGAATTGATTCCCTGAAATTTCG